GCTCATGCGGCGCGACCTCGCCTGAACCATCATTCCCCGGTGCCAACGCCACGATAAGCCAGTCGGCCACGCGCACATGATCGAGGAGCGTCTCTTGATAGAATGCGTCCGCTTCGGCTGTCGCGAGAAAGGCGACGATCTGACTCGCCGTGGAATAGACCCCGCCCACCTTCCGCAGCGTCACCTGAAAATGGTAGCCGGTCGGAGTGAGACTTTGGACCGTGGGGAAAATAGTGAGCCGTTCAGTAAACTGGTCGCCCTCATCGACGAACGACAGAAGGATATTATTGCCGTCAGCCCCAGCTGTCACCGCTGTGACCAGCAGATCATTATTGGCTCCCGCGAAGGCGACCGTGGCCGTCGCCGCAATCGCCGCTTGTCCGCCAGCGGGAATCCAGGTGGTCTCGCCCTGGAGGCGATATTCCACGTCGATTTCGACCGTCCGCGAGGCAAAGATTGTCTCCGTGTGATATTCCCAGAGCCCGGTATAAAACGTCAGATCGATCGCCAACTCCGCCGCATTGGCGGCACTGGCACGAATCACCGACCCGCCCGCCACCGTAATCGGCAACGAGAGCGTTTCCTCATGGATGCCAGCGGGATAGAGGCTGAAATCCGCATCCGAGGCGTACCCTTGCCGCACTTCGATTTCGACATCCGTAAACGCCCCCAGCGGCGTTTCGCCGATCTTGAAATCCGACAGCGCCAACGGACCGCGCCCGAGACAAAAGACCGCGCGCAGGTATTGATCGCTCCCGACGACTTCGGTGTATGGCCGTGCCGCATAGGGCGGGAAGATTCGGTGCCTGCCATAGACACGCGGGACGACGCCGTAGGGGATCAGCTGGTTCGCCGTGCCAGTAATGGCCAGGGTGTTGCTGCCGCCGAGCAACCCGGAGAGGTCGTTCAGCTTTGGCCGAGCTGGTGGGATCAGCGCACTCACGGCGAGCGAACCGATGATCGAGACACCAGCAGACAGCACAGCCCCGCCAAAGGTGCCGACACCGAATGCCGTAGCTCCCAGAAACGGGGCCGCATAGGGGGCGGCAATCGCGGCAACAATGACACCGATCATCGCCACAATCCGTAGCGCATCCTTGCCTCCGCCACTACCCCCCATCGGGACCGCGCGCACAATCACGGATTGCCCGGCCCGTGGCTGTACGGATTCCCACCGGGCATCCGAGACCAAGTCGCCATCGATGTACACTCGTGCTTGCAAGGTGCTCTGCCAGCCGATCGAGCGCAACAGATCGGCCACGGACCCGCCCTCCGGTCGCAGCACGTCGAGCCGGTCCCGCTCCGTCAGCAGGCGCGGACAGACGATGAGCCGATAGGCTTGCTGTTGTTCTGCCCCGTCTGCTATGCTTAGTGACATGCGAGCCATGTTGTTACTCGCCATCCTGATTTGCGCTGGTTGCGCGACCACGCTCCAAGATTTTCGACGCGACGAACCACTCGTGCCGATTGCGTCCATTCCCTCTCGCGACTATCAATACGTCATGACGTGCATGATGAGTGGTCTCGAACAGGACACCTCCGCTGACGTGCGAAGTGGCGTGCTGAATGACCCCATAGCGCAGCGCGCGTCTTTGGTCATTTATACGCAGGCTCCTTCGTTTCCACTTCCCGTCACGTCCCCCATGGCGGAAGTGATCGCCGAGCGTGAATCTGCAACGAGCGTAACGGTTTCTGCTCGCTCGATTCGGTGGGCCAATGGCCGAGCCGCGCTGGATGCTATTAGGCATGTGACGCCCTCCTGTGCCGATACGCCGACTCCACCCGTCGCGCCCACAGCAGCGCATCCCACCGTTCGATAACGACCCCCGCCCGCCGATCAGCATGGAGAAACTGGCCCCGATCCACAACTAGTCCGCAATGCCAGGGCCGCCCATGTACCCGCAGGACCAGCACGTCGCCTGCCTGCGCCTCATGGAGCGGAACCGCCTGCCAGCCGAGCGATTCCCGCGCAATCAGCGCCGCCACTTCCGCCCCCTCCTGACTGCTCGCGTAGTCGCCCACGTAACTCGGAACCTCGATCCCGCACTGCTCCCGCAGGACTAGCGCCACCAGGCCCCAGCAATCCACGCCGGTGTGATCGCGTCCGCGATCCACAAACGGGAGACCGATATAGGAGCGGACATCCATCAGAATAATCCCGGAAACAACTGCGGACTAAACGTCTCCGCCGGAAACGGCTGCCGATCGTCTTCGGCGACCGCCAATTCACCTTCCACCACAAACTGATCGTAGTCCACGCTGCGGAGTGTCAGCGCGGGAAAACTCGCTTCAATAATATCGGGCGTCGCGGCGCAGACTAGATCCACCTGCACCGTTGGCGGCACCCCGGGCGGAATGCCACGGATCGCCTGCCCGATCGTGCGCTCGATGTTGTCCAGCACGAGCCGCATGCGCGGCAACCCCTCGTCCGTATCCGTCGGGAGCGTGATCTGAAATGGAAACGCCGTATAGGTGTCACCGTTGCTCACGTGTGATTGCAAATCATTCACCACGCGCAGCGGACCATTGAGGATCGAAGGATGGTCGATCGTGCAGATCGCCAGCACGACCTCGCCGGTTTCCTGCGCCGCCAGAGCGGCCTGGAGACGTGGGGAGAGACTCCGCGCCATTACGGCAACACCTCCACTTGCGTCTGGCACCGCCAGGCGTCAGGACCCAAATAGCTATACGTCGGGGGTGCCACAAACCGCCAGGTCGTGGCCGCGCCAGTCCGGGGATGGTTCAATCCATCAAACGAGAGGCTCCCACCCTGGAGCGTGGTGACAAAAAACGTGTCGAGGGTGGCGACTTGTGTTTTCGAGAGCAACCAGCTGAACGTGAACGTCCGAATCCCCGCCGTATAGCGCCGCCGCAGTTTCGGCGGGCCCGCGTCCATCTCCGTGCGGATCGACACGTTCGGGGCCTGTTCCTGATACCCCGGTCCTTCTGGTGCCGTTGGTAATGTGCCTGGCCACGCGGGCATGCGTTACCGTCCTCCGCTCGCCTGCGGACGCAGGCCGTATTGAAACCGCATAGACTTGTCGAGTTCGCCGCGATCCACCATGCCCCGCACCACGTCGCGAATCGTATTCACGATGACGAGCTTCCCGTCCGCCGTCTGCTGCGCCGAGGATTGCACCTCAGACCGGCTGTAATTGTTGTTCACGACCTGCACGACCAGTCCGCCCCGGCGCTGCTGGTCTGGGGTTTCGACCGTCACGCGCTCGTTCGGCGAGGCACGAAAGGCGACGAGTTGGCTATCGACGCCGCCGCTACCCCCGACCAAGAACGACCCGCCAGCCGCAAAGCCGCCGGAATCCCCAGTGATAGCCGGTTTCGGCCCCGTCGAGAAGACACTCGGAAATCCCGCCGACAAGCCGCCGATGATCTGCTTCGTCAGGAGTTGCGCGCCCATCTGGACGACCATCTGTGTGACGATGTTCAGGATGCTGGAGGCCACGTCTTTCAGGCGTTGCAGTCTGCCTTCGGCGGCATCGAGCAGAAACTTTTGCACACCTTGCTCTGTGGTTTGCGTCAGCCGCCGCGCCATGTCGGCGGCGAGGCCGAACATGGATTGATCGACGGCATACTTCCGCATGCCCCGCGCCCAACCATCCCAGAAATCTCCCGCGAGGGTATCAATGGCCGTCCGGTATTTGGTCTCGGCTCTCACGAGTGCGGTCTCCACGTCCCGATCGGAGGCCGCGAGGCGCGACCGAATGCTGTCTTGCACGTCGTAATCATGGCGTTGCCACGCGATTAAGAGCCGCGCCGCCGTGTCTTCCGTCGTGCTGAGTTCCTTGGCGAGTTCGACCCGCACGAGATCGAGGCGCTTTTCGAGCATGAGTTCGTTCGAGCCGCCGACTTGCTCCGCATACGTCACCCACGCTTGAAGGTTCTGCGCGCGCGCATCTAATTCTTTCTTGCTGGAGGCGTCGACCGCCACGGCATACTCACGCTGCGCCTTGCCGAGGGCCTCCTGCCCTCGCATGCGCCACGCCTGCACGCGCGCTTCCTGCTGCGCAGCAGCCTCCTCCATGTCGAGCCGTTCGCGCAGCCGTTTCGCTTGCAAATCGAATCCAATGTCGGTAGCGCGGTTCGCTTCGAGCAGGAGCGCCACCTTGGCGCGCCCGCGCTCCTCTTCTTGCTGGCGCAACGAGGCGAGGATGCGTTGTTCCATCACAAACCGCTCACGCATAGCCTCGCCGATGTTTTGCTGACTGCGCTGCACGAAGCCCGACGGCTCCGTCACAAACTGATCCTGCTCCGCCTTCGGCGGGACGGGCATAATCAGCAGATTGCGTCCGCCGCCCTCCGGCTTGAGAACCTGCGGACCTTCCGCCTGGATCTTCTGGAGATTGAGCAGGGCGGAGAGGACCGCATGGGCATCTTCCACGATCGTCCGCAATCCATGGGCCATGGCGTCAAACACCGGAATCGCCACCGTGCCGACATCGTTCGTCAGCCCCCGGATCGCGCCCTGCAGTTTCGTCAATTCGTCGTTGAAATGTTCCGCCGCCTTCGCGGCCTTCTCGTTCATGACGAGGCCCAACTTGTCCGCTTCCGTAAAGGCGTCGCGCAAAACACTATACAAACACGGCAGCACTTCCTTGGCGTTCTTGCCGAGCACCAGCATGGCCTGCCCGGTCTTTTCCGGTCCATCGGGCATGCGCCGGAACTTGTCGCTGACCTCCAGCAGAATGTCGGTCGTGCTCTTCAGCTGTCCATTGGCGTTGCGCACCGCAATCCCCAACAGATCGAACTTGCCTTGCGCCTCAGCATTCCCGTTCGCCGCGAGGACCATTTCTCGCGACAACATCCCCACGGTCGAGGACAGGCCTTGGAGATCGGTATCGGCCAGACGCGCCGCATGTTGCAGGCGCGCCGTATCCTCAATGGAGGTGCCGAGGCGCTGGCTCATTTTCACGAGTTCGTCGCCATAGTTCGCCGTGCTCTTCGCAATCGCGAGCAAGGTGGTGCCGATGGCCGTCAGCTGGACGCGCCAATCGGCGGCGATCTTCATAAAGTCGCCCACCAATCCGCCGGATTTTTTCAGTTCGCTCTGAAAC